TGCCTTGCGGCATAGCTTACGCTACGGAATCCTCCCGGTCTAGTCTTTCGACAGATCGAGTCCCCCCCAAGCTTTCGCTTGATGTCTAGCTTTCGCTAGGCCTGCATCCACCTTCTCCGTTTTACGGTTGTAAAACGGATAACGGAACTCTCGAAGTTCCTCATCGGATTTCCTTTTTCGATGAAGAATTTCAGAAGAGCTGGTACGCCAGATATCCGGTCTTGGCACCTCTTAGTGCTAAGGCACCAAAGTCTCTGATCAAAACGATGGAGTGTCTTATTCCACCGTTCTGGTTCATAGGCATCGGACCTGGTAGTCCAGCCCATCCCGCTAGATGATTTACGAACCAAGGGAAGATGTCCAAGAGACTTCTCCACTATAGTTCGTAGATAATCTGCGGACCTGTAAAAGCATCTATCGAAGAGCTGATTGCTCGTCGATATGATGCTCGCCAGGAATGATGGGTCCGACGGACCGTCAAGATCATGGCGGACGTATGTTGGTGTTATTTCAACACCATCATACGCATCAAGACCGCATGCCTCACGAAAATGAGAGTTAACAAAGGATTTCCTTTGATTAACCTTCAGACCGTGGGTTTCAAGATCTAGACGGAGAGCACCGTAAGCCGTACTTGGGATGATGATATCATCACCAAATACTCTTACTCTAGAAAGGGCATACGCCAAATCGCGGCGAGAGAGGGTTAACCCCTCACTCAAGACAATGGCCTTTACCGAAAGGAAGGTAAAGATTAGTGTCTGAACCGGAAATGTCGTAGCGTTCCCCATACCAGCGTACTTCTTAAGTTCCGATCGATTCCCATCGATCTCGACGTAAGCTGTACGATGCCGTAGCAGTCCATCTAACAGAATGGCATCATGTTCAAAACAGAGTTTCACTAATGAAAGTGAGAGTCTGTCCGATGCCGCTGAAAGATCGACTGTTGCACTAAGCCTGGTATGCGATGATTTGAGCGCCATTTCTTGAGATGGACTTTGATCATCTAGGGATATACTCCGACTTAAGAGAGGAGATCTCGCGATCCTATCTCTTAAGTAACCATTCCATGCCTGCTGACAGAACATATTGTAAGCAGGTTCGATGGTAATAGTGCGCCGAGAAGTCGATGACTTCGGAACACTATGGAGTATGGCATGGTCCTTTCTAGTTGATGCAGGCATCTCTCCATAATCGTACGTAACGCATTCTAAGAATGACCACCCATATCGGGTGGCATCTTCTGGATCGAAGGATCCGAGGATTGCGTTATATTTACGATTACTTCTGAGATGCTCTGCAACTCCCCCTGGTCCATTTCTCGGGATGATTCGCCTGACATCTTGTTCAGAAGTCGGATGAAACAATCGACGAGAAATGCTTTGCAGTAAAGGATCACGGGACTCACGAGTGAGTTCTTGATCAGTTTCTGCAAAACAGGCTTTAGCGTGAACATCGAGAATCCTTTCATCTCGAGGCTTACCTAAAGCTTTGCGAAAGACGTAAGTTAGCTGACGTATATCTGCCAAGATATACGCGGTTTCCTTGGCGTCTTTCAGCAAACCAGTTCGTCTATCGAAAACAACTTCAAGCAAACCTCCTAGGAATAGGGGGAGAGCACCCTTCTTGGCAAAGCCAGTAGGGCAGTTGAAGAGTCCTTCTTCTAGCGATGCAAAGACTGCATCACCAAAAGAAGGAAGGGTTTTAGCCAAGAAACTAAAACCCTCATTTCGATAGCGCCACTCAATCGTCTTGAAATCACGATCGAGTGAGGATTGGTGCTCAGGCCACTGACGTTTGACATCGTCAAACATCATTCGGAGAAGCGTCAAGCTTTTCATGTTTGCTCCTTGAGCTAAACAGTCTTGCGTGACGTATTGACCGATTAGGACTGGAACTGCAGCAGCTTAGTGGTCGTGACATCACTATCGGCGATAGTATCGAGAAGGGCCTTGATCAAGTTGACCATGGCCGTTTCGGTAAAGCCGAAAGGAGGTACCGCGATCGACAACGACACAGTAGCAGTCTGCCGCTGAGTCAACGACGTATAAGGATTGACCGCATCAACACTGGACGTCAATTTGACGTAGTGCCGATCGCCATTCTTATTAGTCGAATGATTAATCGTCAGAAGGTTACCGGTCGAAGTGTCCCGACGAACAGTGCCATAACTGTCCATCTTCGTGATGGCCCAGGAATAGGCGGGGTTCGGCGCGGACGCTGCAACAGGAATCGGGTCAATAAGCATCACAGTTCTCCAAGGTTCTACGGGTTCCAACCATCAAAGATGGTCGTTTATTTCCAAAACTTGTTCGCGAGGAGCGATCCAAGTATGGAGAGCTGCCATGACGACAGGTTGGACGAAGTTGACAAACAGGGGACCTTTGGTAAGGCCGAAGCATCTTTACGTATATACGTTATCAGTTGACCAGTAGCAACTACAGAAACATCGGAAGATGTCATGTACTGCTCCAAAGTCTTGATACCGTCTAAACGTGTATGCTGGCAACTGTGTCTCAATACCGACGTTGTCTCAAGGGTAAGTTGTGACCTTGCGGTTATAACTCCCCAATTGATAACGGATGGATCTGACATAAACTCGGAAACTATACTAATATAGTCACCGAGGTCAGAAAACCAATCGATAAGCCATGTCCAAGGAATGAGCTTATAGATGTCAGAGATAGTCGGATCAAGTCCGGCTATTCTTAACCATGTATACTCATTTGGAAGACCAGGTAGAATGTCGGGAAAGCGAACATTCGCATTAACAGACGCGCGTAACTGCGTCTTACGAATGTTCGATGTCTTGCGTTCTACTTGTGTCTCATAGAGGCCATCGATAGGTATTGAGAAAGCCGTCGAATCTCCATAATCGGTATACGAATACCCATTATGGAAAGTCGAATCCTTGCCGTGTCGTGCATTCAACTCCCGCACCCGTGCGGGAAGTTTATGTACTAACGCAAGGAGCTTCCGTAAGTCATCGACGACAGGAAGGATACCAAACTCAAGGTTTAGGTAATCCCCACCAATCTTTGAAAGATTGGTGTTCCAATATCGTTGTTCTTTGAGAAAACTCATCGAATCTCTTATTGTCCTAGGGAGATCCCTAAGTTCAACGAGAGACCGAAAGAGACTCATAGAGCGCTGATTTGGAAGTGCACCCGAAAGTAACCGAAGACCTTGTTTAGACACTTGCGTGTTTAAATAGGCGACCTCGGAACTACGAAGTGCATTTAAGTCGCCAGTTGAAAGGAAGCCGGTGAACGGATACACCTTAACTTCTCTACGTCGTACACTGTTAGCAACTTGGTTGCCAGCAGTTCCGATGACAG